CCGGGCAATTTCTCCCCAAAAACCACCAGTACGGTCCTAGCCGGTCCCTGTACGGGCCAACCGGAGCAGAATTGATAAAGATATGACCGAGACTAAAACGCGCCGCTATGGGGCTACTGAGCCTCGTTTACATAGTCCGTATTTAGAGGGAGCATCTCGCGGAAAAGAGATTGCGCAGCTTGCCGAAAGTATCGGGATGCCCCTTTTACCGTGGCAAGAGTTTGTAATTAACGATATGTGCGTAGTAGATGAAAATAATCTTTTCGTCCGTAAGACCTCGCTCATATTGTGCAGCCGACAACAGGGTAAGACCCACCTCGCGCGTATGGTCATGCTCGGCCATATGTTTTTATTCGATAGCCCTAACGTGCTCATTATGAGCTCTAATAGATCCATGGCTTTGGACACCTTTAGACAAGTGGCCTATGCGATAGAGGCTAACTCCGAACTAGCTAAACAGGTTAAACAGATCCGGTACGCAAACGGCACCGAGTCGATAGAGCTCAAAAATGGACACCGCCTCGATGTAGTAGCAGCTACTCGCGACGGATCGCGTGGGCGCAGCGCCTCCCTGTTATACATCGATGAGGTACGCGAAATCTCGGAAGAGGGTTTTCGAGCAGCTACGCCGACCACTCGCGCAAAAATTAACGCGCAGACACTACTCACGTCGAACGCGGGAGATGCCTTTAGTACGGTGCTCAATGATCTACGCGAGAGAGCTCTGAGCTTTCCACCTAAAACGTTTGGCTATTATGAATACTCGGCTCCTCAGTTTGCAGCTATCACCGATCGCGATGCGTGGGCCATGGCTAACCCGGCTCTCGGATACACCGTTACCGAGGAGGCTTTAGAGGAGGCCGTAGCTACTCAACCTGTAGAGACCACAAAAACCGAGCTCCTTTGCCAATGGATCAGCAGTACGGCGAGCCCTTGGCCACACCTCAGCGTAGAAAATGCCGGCGATAAGGATCTAAAATTGACACCGGGACCGCTTACTATCTTTGCTTTCGATGTGGCACCGAGTAGGCGCGACGGGTCCCTCACGATGGGGCAGATTTTATCCGATGGCCGTATAGGCGTTGCAGTACTGGAGATCTTTCATAGCGACGTATCTATAGACGAGCTATATATGGCCGACCATATTGCAAAATGGTGTAAAGATTATTATCCGCGTACGGTGTGCTTTGACAAGTACACCACGGCCAGTATCGCCAAACGCCTCGAGGTAAACGGCATAAATACGACCGATATATCCGGGCAAAAGGGTTATCAAGCCTCCGGCGATCTCCATGAAGCTCTAGCTAATAACCGTTTAGTCCACTCGGGCCAAGATGAGCTAATAAGTCATATGGCTAACTGCGCAGCTAAAGAGAGCGATGCATCGTGGCGTATTATCCGCCGTAAATCGGCAGGCCCCGTAGATATAGCTATCGGCCTAAGCATGATCGTCCATATCCTTAATCAACCTATGGGCGAGGCCAAGGTTTATATCTAGACACGCCGCGTTAAAACGGTTTTATGCTTGACATTTTGAGAAAATCGGCCCCATGGGATTACTCGAAACTTTAGGGCTCAAAAGTCCAAGCAAAGCTACGGTAGAGGCGCAGTATGCCCCTGCCGTAATGGATACTACTTATGGTTACGGATCTTTTAATACTAATAGCGCTTACGGATATAACGGTATTGGTATCGATCGTAATTTTGCTTTACAAGTCGCGAGCGTTAGTCGCTGCCGTAATTTAATTGCGGGAGTAATTAGCACTATCGATTTAGGATTATATAAAAAATCAACTGGAGAAAAATTAGGCTCTCCTGTTTGGTTAGAGCAACCCGATCTACGCCAACCTCGCAGCCTTACAATTTCGGCAACGGTGGATAGCCTCATTTTCTACTCGGTGGCCTACTGGAGGACGACCTCATTATATGCCGATGATGGCAGACCGTCCGGCTTTGAGTGGGTCGCTAATAATCGCGTTACATATACAACTAATCAATACGGTACAGAAATCCAAGATTATTTTGTAGATGGTAACAAAGTACCGATGAGCGGTATTGGATCTTTAGTAACTTTTCAATCTCTACTCCCTGGAGTTTTGCAAAGCGCATCGACAACTATTAAAGCTGCATACGATATACAAAAGGCCGCAGCCGTTAGCGCTAGTACTCCAATGGCTACAACAGTATTAAAAAATAATGGAGCAGATTTACCAGAGGCGCAAGTACAAGGTATTTTGGCTGGATGGAAAGCCGCTCGCCAAAATAGATCGACGGCATATCTCACCTCTACTTTGAGCGTAGAGCATATTGGTTTTAGTCCTAAAGACATGACCTATAACGAGTCCTCTCAATACCTCAGTACGGAAATCGCAAGAGCTATGAACGTCCCGGCGTATTTAATTAGCTCGGATATGAATAACTCAATGACGTACCAAAATATTATTGATGGACGTAAAGAGTTTGTCGCTTATTCTTTGCAGCCTTATATCTCTGCTATCGAGGATCGTTTATCTATGAACGATATAACAAACTCCTCTAATCAAGTACGTTTTGCCGTAGATGATACGTTTTTACGTGCAGATGCAAAAGACCGTTTAGATATTATAGAAAAAATGTTAAATCTAGATCTAATCGATGTAAATCAAGCCCGACAGATGGAACAACTCACACCGCTAGGAGATACAAGTGCTACTAACGTTTAGCCAAGAAATCCAAGCCGCAGATGCAGAACGTCGCATCGTATCCGGCCTCGTTGCACCATATGGCGAGATAGGTTTTACAAGTGCAGGGCCTGTTATGTTTGAGCGAGGCGCTATCGCTATTCCGGATGCAGGTAAAATAAAATTATTATCACAACACCAACAGGATAAGCCGGTAGGTCGCGCTATCTCTTTTAGCGAGTCCACCGACGGCGTATATGGATCCTTTAAGTTATCGAGCAGCTCTCGGGGACAAGATGCGCTCGTATTAGCTCAGGAAAACCTAGTAAGCGGCTTATCCGTCGGGGTAGATGTAACGGCCTCGAAGCCTATGGGGGATTACCTGTTAGTAACGGCGGCGGTCCTCAAAGAGGTATCGCTCGTCGAGAGTGCGGCCTTTTCTAGCGCCTCCGTAACTGATATTGCTGCTGCTCGAGCTGCGCTCGAAGCCGCAACAAGTACAAGCACAAAAACCACGACGATCAATACGACAATCGTAGAGACCGAAACCGAAACCGAAAGCGAGGATGTCATGACGACAGCCCCTGAAAATACGCCGGATACTCCGGCAGAAGCACCGGCCGAGGCTGCCCCTGTTGAGGCATCTCGCCGTATTATCCGTCCGTCCGTATTAGACTCTCAGAGACTACGTACACCTATTACATCAATGGCGACATACACAGAGCACAAAATCAAAGCTGCTCTAGGCGATGAAAACTCAAAGCTATACGTAACTGCCGCAGATGATAGCTTTAGTACTAACCCTGCGTTTAACCCTACTCAGTATCTAAGCGAGTTTGTATCTAACACTAACTTTGATACACCTATGATTAATGCGCTAAGCCAAGGGGCCTTGCCTCAAAGCGGCATGACCATTTCGGTCCCATCTCTTGTTACAAGTGCCGGCGGTAAGTCAGGCGTAGCACCTGTAGTAACAGTAGAGGCAGAAGCTGGAGCCGTACAAAATACAGGTATGGTTACAGAGTATCTAACAGGTACAGTAAAGAAATACTCAGGTATGAACACTCTATCCGTAGAATTGCTAGAGCGCTCAGATCCTAATTTCTACGCAGAACTAACTAACCAATTACAACGCGCATATTCTCTAGCTACAGATGCAGCCGTAATTGCTGACGTTGTAGCCGGTGGAGTGCAAGGTACTGCCGTAGCTGCAACTAGCGCCGGTATCATCTCTTACGTATCTACAGAGTCTGCAAACGTTTACAAAAATACTAGCTACTTTGCACGTAACTACGTAGCAGGTCCATCACAATGGTCTCTCCTAATGGGTGCAACTGACTCAACAGGCCGACCAATTTACAACGCTGCGGCTCCTATGAACTCCGGCGGTCTATCAACACCTACAAGCATCCGAGGTAACGTCCTAGGCCTTGATCTATACGTAGATCACCAGATGGTAGCTACTACTATCGACGACTCAGCCTTTATCGTTGCACCTGAGGCCATGACGGTTTACCGCTCACCTCAGGCGTATATGTCTGTAAACGTTGTATCTAACCTGCAAGTACAGGTAGCCATCTATGGCTTTATGGCGACTATCGTAAAGATGCCTAACGGCCTCGTACGCTATAACTTAACCTGAGATAAACCCTAATAGTCGGTAGGGCTCTTAGCCCTTTGAGCCCTACCGGCCTTTTACAAGTGAGGAGATAAAAATGGCAGCTACATACGTAACCGAAGCCGAACTACGGGCTAACCTCGGTATCGAAAACCTGTATAGCTCTGCCATCGTTGAGGAGGTTTGCCAAACTGCTCAAGATCTCGTAAACCAGTTTTTATGGTTTGACTCTGCTCCGGTAGTAGGGGCAACTCTGCAAAATAATATAGCTACCGTAATGATCGCCAACCCGGCAATATTTAGCACGGGTCAGAGCGTAACCTTGAGTGGGTGCGGCTCAACCTTTAACGGCACCTACACAATTACGGGGACTATTCCATGGAGTGCGGGGACTACGAATATTATCCCGTCTCTAGCTTGGAATACGAGCGTATGGAATTGGCCTAACGGCTATAGCTTTATCCAATTTTCTAAGACCGCAGCAAACGTTAATTTTTTCCGTATCTTGCCTTATGGCCAAGTATTAGGCGCAGACCTTAAAACAAACACTTACGCGACTACTCCGGCTATCCGTGAGGCATCCATGATTTTAGCCGTGGATATATGGCAGGCCCGACAAGTAAGCCAAACCGGCGGCGTATCTATTGACGGCTTTAGCCCTAGCCCTTACCGCATGGGTAATAGCATGATCGGGAAAATTAGGGGCCTCATCGCCGGTTACATGAACCCTTTAACGATGATCGGCTAAATCATGACCGCGCCGATTACCACGCTAAGAGCCTCACTAGCTGCCGCTCTTGCTAATACTAACGTTTGGAATACGTACGCGTATCCGCCTCCAACTATTACGGCAAACTCCGTAATCGTATCGCCGGCAGATCCATACATAACTCCAAGCAATAACAGTTACTCGAGTATCTCGCCTCTAGCTACCTTTCGTATTATCTGTAACGTGCCGTTATACGATAACCAAGGTAACTTACAAGGTATCGAGTCTATGGTTTGTGCCGTTTATGAAAAGTTAGCGGCCTCATCCATCGTTATGAATATCGGCAACGTGAGCGCGCCGAGCGTACTTTCCGTACAAAGCGGAGATTTACTTACTACAGATATCACTATCTCAATACTTACGAGCTGGAGTTAAAAATGAGCCTAACCGATGAAGATATCGCCTTTCTTATCAAGATAGGGCAGATCACCGAAGCACCAAAAAAAGACACCAAAGCAACAACACCTACTACAGAGAAAAGCGAGGAATAGGCGATGGCCGTATTTCTATCTAATGGAGTAGTCGTAACCCTTAACTCGGTTGCACTCTCTGACCATGTTACAAGCGCGACGATTAATCGCGTATTTGAGGAGCTTGAGGTAACCGCGATGGGCGACTCCTCGAGAAAATATACTAAGGGTTTGGAAACTAGCACGATAGCGCTAGATTTCTTGTCCGATACTGCGGCTGCAAACGTAAACGCTACGCTCCAAGGCGCATGGGGTACAACAGTACCTATTACGCTTAAGCAGACAAGCGCAGCTACATCGGCTACCAACCCTCTTTACTCGACCACTATTTTGGTAAATAACACTACCGATATTAATGGCGCAGTAGGAGATATTGGTACTCAGAGCATTACGTTTACCTGCAACTCACCAATCGTAATTACTACAAGCTAATAACTGAAAAGATAAGGGGCAAACAATGGCAAGACTCAAGATAACAAGGGCTACCGGTGAGGTATCTGAGCATCAGATAACTCCACGGATCGAGTACGCCTTTGAGTTATACGCAAAAAAAGGTTTTCACAAAGCCTTTAGGGACGACGAGAAGCAAAGCGATGTTTACTGGTTAGCTTGGGAGTGTCTCAAGGTAGCCGGCCAAACGGTGCCTATGTTCGGAGCAGAGTTTTTAGAGACCTTGTCTAAAGTCGAGGTCCTAGACGACGAACCTTTAAGCTAGGGCGGGACTCTCTAACGTATTTGGTAGCGGTGCTATCTATACGATTAGGGATCCCGCCTCAAGCGGTCCTAGATCTCGATACCGAGATGGTAAAGATGTTAGTAAAAGTATTAAACGAGCAATCGGAGGAGGCTAATAATGTCCGTAAACCTAGACGGCGTTAAAGAGACTATCCGCGCTTTGCGTAAAATAGATCCGGAACTATTAAAAGAGATGAACAAAGAGATAAAAGGCGTAATGATCCCTATCCGGGACAAGGCACGGGACTACGCTCCATCTCCGGTACCGGGTAACCTATACAACTGGGACGAGGGCGCAGCTACTAAAAAAATTACGGCGCGTAACTCAGCCTTTAGAACTTTTAACTCCGAGGGACGTTTACGCCGCTTTCCGCTTTACCAAGTAGAAGCCGCACGTAAAGGGATCTATTACTCTCAGGCTCCTAGCAAGCGTAATAAAAATGGATGGAGCTCTCAGTATATTATTGCAAACGCGACCGCTAGCGGATCTATCTATGAGACCGCCGGACGTAAAAACCCGGGCGGAGATCCAAAGAGCCGCTCGAATAACCCAGGCGCAGGTGCTCATTTTATTAGCCGTATGGGTCCTTTATATGGCGATGGTAAATCTCGCGGGCGTATGATTTTTAGAGCTTGGGCCGAGGATCAGGGTAAAGCTCAAGCGGCAGTAGTACGAGCTATAGAAAACACTATCGCAGCCTTTAACCAAGGCCGATACGACAAGGCGGCATAATGAAGCTACCCGATTTATTCGTTAATGCCGTTACGACTTTCGACGGCAAGGCACTTACTAAAGGCCAAAAACAGATTACCGGCTTTGAGAAAACCGTAAAGAACCTTGCTAAATCTTTTGGCCTAGCCTTTAGCGCTACCGCCGTCGTAGCCTTTGGTAAAGCATCCGTTAAGGCCTTTGCCGAGGATGAAAAGGCCGCAGCTCGTTTAACTCAATCCGTAAAAAACCTTGGCCTCGGCTTTGAGGATGCACGGATTAAAACTTTTATATCAGATCTCGAAGCTGCCGCAGGGGTAGCCGATGACGTGTTACGTCCGGCTTTCCAAACTCTTTTACAAACTACCGGCTCAGTAGCTAGATCTCAAGAACTCTTAACTCTTGCTTTAGACATCTCCGCCGGTAGTGGAGTCGATGCGGCTGAGGTCGCTAAAGATTTAAGTATGGCCTATCTAGGGCAGACCAAGGGCCTATCTAAATATAATACGGGCCTCACAAAAACCGAGCTAACGGTAGCCGGCTTTACAAAGCTACAAAGTAAATTAACGGATCAATACTCCGGACAAAATGCCGAAAGACTAAAGACCTACGCCGGACGGATGGAGTTTTTAGGAGTAGCTGCGGGTAATGCTCAGGAGATTATCGGTAAAGGTTTAGTCGATGCTTTAATGATTTTAAGCGGCGATACTACGGTAGAAGAACTCGCCGATAGTATGAAAACGGCGGCCGATAATACATCGACGCTAATTACAAACGTCGCTAAACTTATTAAAGCTATTAACGCTCCTATCAATGTCGCCGCCGGCGGCTTAGCATGGTTTATTGAAAAAACCGATAAGTACGCAGATTTAATTTTTGCTGGAGATCCCTCCGGTTTTCTTACTAAACCTGTAACTAAAACTCCGGGTACTGGAGCGCGCTCTGCATCTCCGGCCGGTACCTTTGCAGCATCCAAGGCCCGGGCTAAAGCTGAGGCCGATGCAACCCGCAGAGCTAAAGAACTATTAGCACTTACCAAGAAGCAACAGATAGCCGACAAAAATAAACTTTCGTTATCTAAGGCTGCCGCCGTATTCGATAGCACTCGTATCTCTATAGCCGCAGCTCTACAGGCTACGTACGACAAAGAGACACGCCTACGCCTTGAGGCGCTTATGGCTATTGAGGACGATAACGGCGAGTTAGCTCTAAAGAAAATTAACGAGCTTGCAGCTCTACAAAAGAACGCAGACATGGCCAAACTAGCCGGCGTTACTCAGATTAGCGAGAAAACTTTAGCTGCGCTTAACACTCAACTCCTAACAGAGCTAAAGGGTATTAACGATAGCAAGATGGCCGAGAGCGATAAAGAGGCTGCTCGTCAGATAGCGTTCGGTAAATATAACGCAGCTATTACCGCAGCCGGAGAACTGGCAGCTAAAGAGAGCTATAGCGAGCGCGTACAGATCCAACTAACCGAGATAGCTCGTCTAGCCTCTTTGAGTAAGACTACAAGCGCTGCCCTCACTCTTACAAAGCTCCGCGAGTCTGAGGAGCTCAGCATGATAGACCGCGTAGCTAAGGCTCAAGCTGCCGCCGATGCGGCACGATTAAAAGCTCTGCAAGATTACATAGCTCTACTCGGTAAAGTCGGCTCCGGTGGCAATACCGCAGGTTTGACCGATAGCGGCGTAGGCTCCCTTATACCTGCGGGAGCTACTTTTAACACGGTCTCGGAGTTTGCTGCACTTACCGAAAACTTATCTAGTGGAGTTAATGCGTTCGATTTATTCTCAACTCTTACACCGGATCAACAAACCGGACTAGGAGGCTATAGCCCTTATATGAACTATGGCTCCGGATATGCTCAAACCTATAATATTAATATAAACGCAGGCGCTATAGCTGCGCAGGATGAGTTTGCTGGTCTTATCCAAGACACTATCCAACGCCTTAACCGAGGCGGAGATCCCTTAACTACTGCGGGCGTATTATGACCGTCCCTACGATTAACGCTCTTATTAACTTTTCTACGGGTCCATCTTTTGCGCAGGCTATGATTTTAGATACTGGCATATTGGGAACTAATATTCTGGCCGATGCCGAAGCTCTTATCGTGGATGTATCTAACGTAGTCGATGGCATTACTACTACTCGAGGCCGTAACGCTCAGGCCGACGTATTCCAAACCGGTACCCTTACTCTGCGTATCGTGGACCAAAATGGCGATTTTAACCCGCAGAACCCTGCCGGACCTTATTACGGTTTACTCACTCCACTCCGTAAGGTGCAGATAACTGCCAGTTATGCCGGTGTCGAGTATCCACTCTTTAGCGGCTTTATTACAGGCTATACAACTACTACGCCAAAGATGGCTACCGATGTCGTTTATACAACTATTACGGCCGTCGATGCCTTTAGACTTTTCCAAAATAGTCAGATATCGACCGTTACTTTAGCTGCCGCCGGTGACTTACCGGGCGAGCGCGTAAACGCTATCCTCGACGAAATAGCTTGGCCTCCATCCATGCGCGAAATCCAATACGGAGACACGATTTTCCAAGATGATCCGGGTACGGCTCGGACGGCTTTAGCTGCCTTACAAACGGCAACTATCTCCGAGTACGGCGCTTTATATATAAACGCTCGAGGATCCGTAGAGCTGCACGATCGCGCCTTTTGCATAGAGTCGCAGGCTTTGCCGCCGGTCGTATTTAATGACGACGGCAGCGAGATTACTTACTATAACGCCGTGTGGCGCTTGGACGATACGCAGGTATATAACCAAGCCTCTATCACTAAAATAGGCGGTACGGCTCAGCTTGCGCAAGACGATGCCTCTATCGAGGAGTACTTTGCTCACTCATATAATCAACAAAATCTAGTAATGAACACGGATGCAGATGCCCTCAATTATGCTCGGGCCTATGTGGCAAGCCGTAAAGATACTGCTACTCGATGCGATGCGGTAGAGCTAGACCTTTATACAGATAACTATAACGATGGCATTATCGCAGCTCTTGATCTAGATTTTTTCGACCCGGTATCGGTTACTACTAATCAACCTGGGGGATCTACTCTCTCGCAGACTTTACAGATTTTCGGAGTGCAGCATCGAGTAACGCCTAACTCTTGGAAAACGACTTTTACAACACTAGAGCCGATTATCGACGGCTTTATACTAAACTCATCTCTATACGGAGTGCTCGGTACCTCCGTGTTAGCATACTAAGGAGTAAGAATATGGCGGCTGGATTAGGTTTTAAGACCTTTACCACCGGTGAGGTATTAACGGCCGGCGATGTAAACGGCTACCTCATGCAGGGGATTAACGTTTTTGCATCATCGGCAGCGAGAGCAGCAGCAATCACGTCTCCTCAAGAGGGCCAGTATTCTTTCCTAAAAGATACTAACGCTCTTGAGTATTACGACGGTGCAGCTTGGGTAGGTGCTCCGGTCGGTGACATCACGGCGGTAACTGCCGGTACAGGTATTAGCGGCGGCGGATCATCGGGCGACGTAACTATTACTAACTCAATGGCTACGGCAATAGATGCTAAAGGCGATTTAATTGGCGGCACAGGCGCGGATACTTTTAGCCGTCTTGCCGTAGGAGCTAATGACACAGTACTTACAGCGGACTCAACTGCCGCAACAGGCTTAAAATGGGCCACACCCTCAAGCGCTGCAACTTTTAGAGGCGTACAGGTGTATAAGAGTGGCACTAATCAAACTGTAAATAACGCAACTAACACTTTAATTACGTGGAATAGTGAAAACTTTGACTCGGACGGTTATCACGATAACTCTACAAATAATGAAAGATTAACCGTACCTGCTGGTTTAGCGGGAAAATATTATATTTATTACAATTACCAGTTATATTGTAATGCAACTACTGCAATAACGCGCCTCTATAAAAATGGCGTTCAGATTCAACTAGGTAATTTCCAAACAGTAGGCGGCGGTATTGAAAACACAATGCAACTTTATTTAGCGGCTGATTTAGTGGCTACAGATTATATTGAAGCCTATGTTTATCAGGCAGGCGGTGCTGCTGGCTCAATTAACGCTTCAGCTGGAGCTTCATATAGCTCTTTTGGTATGTATAGAGTGGGAGTTTAATTATGGATTTTTACACGCTAATAACTGAGGCATATCCGGAATTAACAATAGAGGATTTTCATCCGAATAAAGGTTCAATTCTTTTACAGGATGACGGTGACGGTATCCAATACATAGCAAAATGGGATTATTCTGAGCCAATTCCTGCTGGGCTAAAACTCGGTAAATAATGGAGACAAGCTACAACGGATACCCCGCCTCTAAAGATGCGGCCGAGATAAATATAAAGTCCTACCCTGTAAAGGGTACGGATCGTAAGCTAAGGTGCGCCGAGAGTGTTGGGCCTCTCTTGGCGGCCTTTGCTGCGGAGTTTCATGAGTTAATCGAGCCGATAGATAACGGCGGTTTAGACGATTGGGGTTATGCCTTTCGGATGGTACGAGGCACTACTGACAAACTCAGTAACCACTCATCCGGGACGGCTATAGATCTCAATGCAACTCGGCACGCTCTCGGCAAGGTAGGAACTTTTCCGGCTGAAAAGGTACCTATGATCCGGGCGCTCGCTAAGAAATACGGCCTCAAGTGGGGCGGCGATTACGTTAATCGTAAAGACGAGATGCATTTCGAGGTAGAGGTATCAGCTACAAAAGCGAAAGAACTAATAACAAAGTTAGGATTACAAGATGCCTAAATCGGCAGTTTTCTCAGTAGGTACAACCGCAAGCGTAGTAGTACCGGCTTTAATTGGAGATCAGAGCGTTTACTTACATAGTGCAAGCGGTACGTTATACATCGGTGGTACAAACCTAACTACGGCTAACGGTTATCGCATGGATAACGGCGATAAACTGACCATTATGGTAGGCGATAACGAGGCCTTATACGCCATTACTACGGCGGGTACGGCTACTCTCTACGTGTTGAGTCAGATCAATTAAAGGGCATTACAGGAGAGCAATATGAAAAAGCAAGCTATCGAGGCGGGTAAGTCATATCTCCGCGCGGCTATAAGCTGCGTAGGAGCTCTATACCTATCCGGTA